GGGAGAGGGGGGCAAGCATGAGGATAAAGGATGGTAAGAACGGATGAGTAATGTTCCGATTACAAGAAAGCTGACTACGAAACAGACAGCGTTAGTTGACACCATTGTAGCAAACGGGTGTACAATAGCTAAGGCAGCAGAGTTGGCTGGTTATAGTAGCGGTGAGTCTGGAAGAGTAACTGCAACCAAGACGATGAAGCTACCACATGTGCAGCAGTATCTCATGCAGAGGATGAACGAGGAGTTTGGGTTGAGTGCTACCTTGGCAGCTGGGACGGTGAGAAGGCTAGCCATGGGCGCCAAGTCAGAGTACGTTCAGCTAGAGGCGAGCAAGGATTTACTAGACCGGGCTGGGTACAAGCCGATAGACAGGTCACAGGTGCAGGTAGCTGGTGACATCAAGGTGCAGATAGATCTTGGCTAGGTAAAAGAGGAGTAGAATTGCTGTCATAGGGGGTAGGGGGTTAAAAACTGGCGGTACTATGTTAGCTAGTGGTCCCTCACTCTAGTGATAGTTAAAAAAGGCTCGCCTCTGCAAATATTTTTCTGGTATAGGGTACGATTATGAAGACAGCAGCTTGGACAAGGAAAGAGGGTAAGAACCCGAGGGGTGGTTTGAATGCCAAGGGACGTGCCTCCTATAAGAAGGGTACGTTGAAGGCTCCGGTTAAGGCTGGTGACAATCCCCGCCGTGCTTCTTTCCTTGCGAGGATGGGCGGTATGAAGGGGCCTGAGCGTGATGCCAAGGGCAAACCCACCCGTCTTCTTCTCAGCTTAAAGGCATGGGGCGCTTCGTCCAAAGCTGATGCAAAGAAGAAAGCTGCGTCCATTAGCGCCCGTAACAAATCTAAGAAGGCATAGAAGAATGGCATGGTATTTAACTAGCGGTGAGCTTTATACAGGCGACACCCACGAGCTTGCGGGTACAACCTACAGCGGTAAAACGCGCAACGCGTCCTCCCGGCGTTTAGTAGAAGGTGATGTCCCCACCCGTACCCGCAAGACCAATGGTCGGTTAGTAGGTGATGATCCATCTACGCCAGATATTAACGAGGCTTTTTCTAAGCCTAAGAAGAAAGCTAAGGCTAAGGCAAATGGCAGTAAACGCAGCGGGTAACTATACCAAACCGGGTATGAGGAAGACCTTGTTCAAGCGGATTAAAGCCGCGAATGTGCAGGGAACGGCAGCTGGTAAGTGGTCGGCTCGTAAGGCGCAGCTACTTGCTAAGAGATACAAGGCAGCTGGGGGTGGATACAAATGAAGGCTCCTCAAAAGTCGCTTCTTAATTGGGGCAAGCAGAAGTGGCGCACTAAATCTGGCAAGAAATCTAGCGAGACGGGCGAGCGTTACCTTCCAGAGAAGGCGATTAAAGCCCTGACAAGCTCCGAGTATGCTGCAACAACCGCAGCTAAACGCAAAGGCAAGGCCAAGGGTAAGCAGTTCGTTGCTCAGCCCAAGTCCATTGCCAAGAAAACAAGGAAGTATCGCAATGCCTAACGTAGCTGGTAAGAAATATCCGTACACCAAGGCCGGTATGAAAGCCGCAGCCGCCGCAACAAAGAAGCCTAAACCAGTTAAGGTTAAGAAGAAGTGAGCTTTATCAGTACCTTAAAGCCCATGGAGCTAGAGTTGCTTCGTGGCATAGTTCGGAAGACTGAGTTTGCCTATGTTGAAGCAAAGCACGGTAAGTCTTTTGTTACAGACAAAGAGTGTGACAAGCTCATTGAGAGTATCGGCCCTGAGGTCGTGGAGCGCATGATTAAGTTTGGTGTGGACAAAGGACTGCGGTAGTGACCGACTTCAAGTACAAGCCAGATGGCGCTGTGGTTAAGGCGTTTATGAAGGATAACACCTTCTTTCGTGGCATAAGAGGTCCAGTAGGTTCTGGTAAGTCTGTTTCCTGCTGTGTTGAGATATTCCGCCGCGCACTAGCGCAAGAGCCCAACAAGAATGGATTGCGCCGTAGTCGATGGGCAATCATTCGGAACACAAACCCGCAGCTAAAGACCACAACTATTAAGACTTGGCTTGATTGGTTCCCTGAATCTGATTGGGGTAGGTTCACATGGTCAGTTCCATACACCCACAACATTAAAAAGGGCGACCTGGAGCTTGAGGTTATCTTCTTAGCTCTTGATCGACCCGAGGATGTTAAGAAACTTTTGTCTTTAGAGCTTACTGGCATCTGGATTAACGAGGCAAGGGAAGTTCCTAAGTCAATTATTGATGCTTGCACCATGAGGGTTGGGCGTTTTCCTTCTATGCGTGATGGTGGCGCTACATGGACAGGCGTAATTGCCGACACCAACGCGCCAGAGGAAGATCACTGGTGGCCGATCATGTCTGGTGAGGTTCCCGTCCCAGATCACATACCGCGTGAGCAAGCAAGGATGCTGGTGAAGCCAGACAATTGGTCTTTCTATACGCAGCCACCAGCAATGATAGAGCTTCAAGATGATGAAGGCGAAGTAGCAGACTATAAATCCAGCAAAAATGCAGAAAATGCAAAGTATATGCGAAAAGATTACTATTCTAATCTTATTCGTGGTAAGACTAAGAGTTGGATAGACGTTTATGTAATGAACAAGCTGGGATCTATCCAAGATGGTAAGCCTATTTACCAAATGTTTGCCAGAGATATGCACGTTGCTAAAGAAGAAGTGCCAATTGCTGCGGGATTACCTGTATATGTTGGCTTAGACTTTGGACTTACCCCAGCCGCTACGATCGGTCAGAAGGTTCGAGGGCGTTGGCTAGTGCAAGCCGAGCTTGTTGCGTTTGATATGGGTATTGTGCGTTTTGCAGAGGTGCTTCGTGAAGAACTTTCTACACGTTTTTCAGAATGCTCAGAAGTATTTATCTATGGCGACCCTGCTGGTGACTTTCGCGCTCAGACCGACGAGACCACCCCGTTCCATATACTTCGAGGTGCTGGTTTACGAGCGTTCCCAGCCCCTTCTAACTCAGTTGACTTGCGCCTTGAATCTGTTGCGTCCCAGCTACAGAAAATGAGCGATGGTAAAGCAGCGTTCTTGATAGACCCCAGATGTCAGCAGCTAATTAAAGGCTTTGAGGGTGGCTATCAGTATAAACGCATGGAAGTTTCTGGTGAAAGGTACGCTGATAAGCCAGATAAGAACATGTATTCCCACATTCACGATGCTCTACAGTACATGATGCTGGGCGCTGGTGAGGGTAGGGCGTTGATGAACAGCCAGAAGCCCGCGCAACCGACTGTTGCTGGCCGTTCTTTTGATGTATTCGCAAAAAAAAGGCCGCAGCGTAGGCAAGGTCTTTGGTCTAGGATGTAATTGTGCGTTGATCTCAATTTGATTTTGTGAATATGCAGGGATAAAGCAAAGGAGATTTTTCATGTGTGGAAGCAAGAAGGGCTCGCAACAAGCAGCTCAAGATACAGCAGCTGAGCAAGCTAAGCAAGAGGCAGCAGCCGCAGAGGCAAAGGCAGCGGCGGCAGCAGAGGCGGCAGCAAAGCAAGCGGCAGCAATCGAGGCAGCTAGAGCAGACGCCATAGCAACCTACAAGGCTGAGCAAGAAGCTAAACGCCAAGCAGAAGCTGATAAGATTGTTAGCTCCGCAAATATTCGTCAGGAACGAATTGAAAAGTTTGGATCGGTTTCCACAACAGGCCGTGCTTCTCGTCGCTCTGGATCTCGCAGTCGCCGCAGTCTGATTACAGGACTTGGTGGTGGCATTGGTTATTATGATAGGTTTGCTAGCTAATGGATAATGTAGCGCAGAAGTACATGAAGCTATACGACTCGGCAAAAGCGAAGCGTGAAAACTTTGTGCCGTTGTTTGATGAATGCTATGAGTATGCGCTACCCCAGCGCGAATCTTTTTACTATGAAGCCACTGGTCAACGTCGAGATGATAGAATCTTCGACGAAACAGCCGTGGTTGGCGTTCAAGAATTTGCGTCCAGATTGCAGTCTGGTCTCGTACCTAACTTTGCTAGGTGGGCTGACCTTACCGCAGGATCTGAGATACCAAAAGATCAACGAGATGTAGTTAACAATGATCTTGATGATGTAACTGATTACGTCTTTGAGGTAATACAGAACTCTAACTTCTCTCAAGAAGTGCATGAATCCTTCATGGATTTAGCCGTAGGTACTGGCGTTCTTGTTTGCGAAGAAGGCGATGCTATAAATCCTGTTAGCTTCTCAGCGATTCCTTTGCCGCATGTTGTTCTGGATACCGGGCCTGACGATAAAATTGACCATGTATTCCGTGAGCGGAAGAACATTAAGTTTGGTCAGATCATGGTTCTGTACCCAAAAGCTCAGATGCCACCCGACTTAATGAACCAAGTGCAGAACTCACCTGAGAAAACAACAACCATTCTTGAGATTGTTTGTCGTGATTACAGTAAGTTAAACGAAGAAGCCTACGTTAGCTACGCTATCTGCATGACAACTAAGTGCGTGGTGTACGCGAAAGAGATGAAGGGTATAGGTTCAAATCCGTTTATATGCTTCCGCTGGTCTAAATGCGCTGGTGT